GCAGTCGGAGCTACGGTCAGGTCATAGTATTCCTTGCTATCCAGATCCACGATGGCAATGTTCAACAGTTTCTTTGCATTGCTAATGTCATCATCGATGATGAACTGCTCGATAGCTTCCTGCGCTTCGTTGTCACGGAGCATAATAACTTCCGCAGATACTTCAAAAGATTTGCTGGTAATTGCAGAGTTCGGCCACATCCCGCTGTCTTTGGTCTGCTGGCTGGAAGCCTCGGCAGAGAAGGACAAGGAGTTGCTGGTCAAGCCACCCAGCAGAGTCCATACAGGAGCCTGTGCGGTAGCGCCAGTGCCGTAGTTCAGATACATAACCAGCCGTTTGCCGGAAATACCAGTTCCGGCGGTATATGCAGGATATTTCGCTGCATCAATAGTAACAGCCATGTTTTCACCTCATTCTTATAATTGACTTACCCTGAAACTGATGTTGGTGCTGCCGCTCTGCCATATCCCGTTGTCGGAGTATATCGGCAGATTGACCCGGAGCACGCCCACCGTCATGCTGATGAGCGCATACCCTTCGGCATTAAGGGCGGACTGGATGGCATCCGTGCCTGCATCACTACTTAAGTAGTTCAGCACCGCTTCCAGTTTCTCAGCAATGACCTTTCGGCCTTTGTAGTTGGAATAGATCTCCAGCTGCAGCGTGCTGTCCCATACCGCCGCCGTTTTGTTCGGCGTACAGTCGGCGTCAGCTGCGCCGAAAATACCATACGAAAAGTCAGCCTGGCTCTTAAAATAGTCTTCAATTTCATTGATGGGTACGGCGCTGTCGAACCATTCCAGCCCAATATTATTATTGGTGTCGGACAGTACGGCGTACACCGCCTTGCTAATCGCAACAAACGGAACCTTGTAGATCATATGATTCCCCCACCTCCGTTGACAGCTGTTGCGGTGATCTGGATATAAAAAGGACTACTCTCATCAATCAGCGTCAGTTCGTTGATTAAATAAGTGTAGCCCTTATATGCCAGCCGCCAGCTTGTATCAATGCCAGGACACAGGCTCCGGATATCCCGCACAACAAAATACCGGGTATCACTGGTTATATAATCACCGATGAACTGCTGTCGGGTCTGGCTTTTCTGCTCGACCATCGCAAAAAGTGTCAACGCGGCTTCATATGTCGTGGCAGCAATGCCACCCAGCTCGTCACGCACCGGAGCAGATGGGCGCAACAGCGTTATTCTGTTTGTAAACCTTCCGGGATTCCTGTGAAACATGATTTAACCTCTTATGCGCTGATGGTAATTTTGGCGAATGCGCCAGCGTAGGTGTTGATGTCAGCGAAGCGGGCAATGATGCGAACCAGTACGGAGTTTTTCGCAAAACCAGCTTCTTCACTGGACATAATTTCCAGACCGGGATTCTCAACATGGTAGATAGCGGAGAAATCGCCAACTACGATGGTGTCGTTAGCCAGGTCTTTTGCTTCGCAAACAATAACCTGTGCGCCTTCAATCATCGGAATGGTAGCGTTGTTGGCGTCACGGGCCAGCAGGTAGTTGTTGGTACCGTCTTTAGCCAGGGCCAGTTTTGCGTAGGTAGCCTGGTTCATAACAACATGAGCCTTGCCAGCGGAAGCCAGAGGCAGACCGATAACAGCTTCTTTTACTTTGTCGATGGCGGCAACTGCGGTAGCAGCAGTGATGGCGGTCAGGCCGGTGGTGGCAGCGGTCAGTACAGCACCGTTTACAGTGTTCATGTAAACTTTGTTGAAGAGTTTACCAACAACACCCAGCACGTCGCTGTTAGCATCCCAGAGCAGTTCGCGGGACACCGGAACGATAGCGCCCTTGGAAGCCAGGGTGAACGGTACAGAAGCAAATGCAGCTTTCTTTTCGGTAATAGCGTTGTTTTCATCGAAAGCGGTCAGCACCATGGTCTGGCCATAATCGATGGTCGGTACGGAACCGGTACGGGTGCTTACCGGGATAACGGTGCAGATGTTACGCAGGTCAGCGGCTACGCCGTTGTTTTCAGCGAGGCCCAGCAGTTCGGAAGGAACCAGAGCGCCGCCATCAGCGGTAACTGCGCCATTGTTGCCGGCAGCATTGTCAAAATACTTTTCGGTTAATTCGTCTTTAGTGCCACGCAGGAAAGATTTCAGAGCGGCTTTCATTTCCATTTTGTCCATAGTTTTTTCTCCTTTAATAATTTTCTTTGCGGAATCTTCCGCAGATTTAACAGATTTGTATTCATCTATGAGGGCCTGAAGCTGTGCGTGCTCGTCAGCCGTAACTTCAAGCTGGTTATTAATCTTGCCGTTAATGGAAGCGGTTAACTCGTCAATCTCCCGCTTCAGTTCCATACTCTTGAGCATGGGCCTTACCTCCTCTTAGGATTTCGCGCCAATATTGCTGAGTGCTCTCGTCAATATTGCCAATCTTGTTATGCTTCGTCCGGTGGGCTGTCAGCTTCTTATAGCTGGGGGCCTTCCGTCCGTATGCACCACGGTATGTCGGCAGGGCGCAGTTTATAATGAATAAGTCTTCCAACCGTTCATGCCGGCGGACGTACCCCTCAAACATGGCATCTATCTCCATGATGGTGTACCCGCCGAACTGTTCCGGCGTAAGACTTAACTCACCCAGAGCGATGGGTTCCAGTTCCTCAAGTAGTGCGGCTGCAGTCGAAAATGACTTCCCCGGACTTACGCCTTCTTGGGAGCCGCCGGAGCTTTTTTTTCTTGGCCCAGTACACCGGATTTTTTCAATGCTTCCATTGCAAGCCCGGAAACCTCTACCAACGACTTTTCGTTGATAGCTTCCAGATACAAGCCTTCCGCATCATCTTCGGTCAGCATCGGATCACCGCCCATAAATGCATATTTGATTAAAACGAACATGTCATAGACAGTAGGCGGTACCCCGCTGGCGGCCTTGCTGACCAATACCATGAGATTACCGTCTGTCAGATGCCGTTCCGCTTCAAACACCATCTTTACCGGGTAGCACATCTTATGCACCTTGCCATTGATCTCCAGCTCCACATACTTGTCGAAAACCATTACTCACCCTCCTCTTTTTTTTGACCGCCTTCATTAGCAGGACTGTCTCCCAGCATACCCGTGCCACCCCGCTGGCTTAATTTGTCGGCCGCAGGGTCTTCAGATCTCGGATACTGCAGGGAGGCCCTTGCCTCATTCGGCGTTAATATTCCAGCGCCGGTATATGTTGCCAGCACCTGCGCTTTGCCCTGTGCGTCTAAGCGATCGAAGACGTCGGATGCATCGTCGAACCGATATCCTTTGTTCGCCTGGCGCTCTGTCAGCAGCTTCGTGGTCAATTCGATAGCGTATTGCCGAATGACAGGAGCGATGGTGCCGTTATAGAACTGCTGCAGCTGATTGGTACTGAATGTTGCCATACCTGCACCACCACCGATGTTCAGCATTACCAGCGGAATGCCAAAGAAGGCGCTGATAGCCTGAGCGTTTGCTGTTTTCAGCGTATCGTAATAAGACTTGATATCATTCTTGATGTTTGTCGCCGTCATACCTGCCGGCAGCGGTAAAATCTTGTTGCCGGAATTGGACAGCAGCGCCTGTATCTGCGCCTGCAGTTGTTTCTGTTTGCTGGCGCTCAGGTCCGAAGTATAAGACAGTACAATCGTACCGTCGAACCCGTTGGCCACATTCGACCGGAGTGAACTCTCCACGTCAGCATTACTCTGCAACGTATCGCCCAGCACAGCTATAGCCTTCCGGCCCACAATCCCGTTGTTGGAAAACGCTTTTACATGAATAATTTCTTCCGGAAGGATTGTGTACTTGTGCCCGTTCACTGCATCCGTATATTCGTAGATAATTTTGCGAGCACCGTCCAGTATGTTGGCGTTATCCCAGTACACCTTCATCTGTGCAGCATCCAGAGGCACCAGGCATTTCAGCAGAGTGGCTTTGTCATAGCAGATATATGCGTATGCGTTGCCATATGCCAGGCGCTGAATCTCCATGTTGCGCCAGAAATCGTAGGCGTTAATACCGGGATACGGTTCCAGGTTCAATGTTCTCTGGAACATGGCCATTGTGTTTTCTATTTCCTTGTTATCGGTACCGTATAGGCCCCATTGTATTTGCGCCACGTTCTTGGCCAGCACTTCCATACAGGTCAAAAACACAAGGTCACCGCCCGCATCGACCACGACCCGCCTGCCGTTCCAGACCGGGAAAATTGTAGTGCCCTGCGTATTCTGGTATGCACTTCCACGGAAATAGTTTTTAATTTTCTCCAGCATAGGCATCACCCCAACCGGGACGCTTCATCCAGCAGAGCTTTCAGCCCTTCCGGAACAACGTATTCCGCTTTCTTTTCCGGTTCTTCCTCTTCCGGATCCGTTTCATCCGGAGCGGGGTTTTCTTCTGGTTCCTCTTCTGGTTCTTCTTCCGGAGCTTCCGGTTCAGCCTCAGGCTCTTCCTGCGGGTTTTCCTCTTCAGGTTCTTCCGGCTTTTCTTCTTCCTTATTCAGCATAGCTACCATTTTGACCAATTTTGCCAAAGAAGCACAGGCCGCCAGCTCATGCTTTTCTTCCTTTTCCACCAGTTCGACAATATCAAACAACTCAGCAGCATCCTCGCCAGTCAGCCACACATCACCCTTATCCATCTGATCGCCGATGGAATTGTCATAGCAGTGTTCAGCTACAATATTGTGAATAATGGTATCAATGGCAGCCATCGCATCAATTTCCTGCTGAAGCTCTTCCTTGTTTCCTGCCGTAAACGTCCAGCAATTATGGAGCATCAGCA